TAACCTTGAGCCAATAGCTCAAGCAATCGTGTCACATCAGCATTACCGGGCATAACTTTGTCCGACATCAAAATCACTGTTTCAGTGTCAGCCGACGCAACACACGAGTTCACCAACTTGGAAAAGCTGGGATAGCCAGTGCCATCAAAATACCGAACTGGTTCCGGAGCAATACTTCGCTGAATTGGGTCAAACAAGTGAGGGCGGTTTGATATCACAAAACTGCTATGATTCATTGAGCCGGTCCCAGTAACTTGTTCTTGTTAGACTTTTCTTTATGCCTTTACCAACCAATGCTGTGCCCATGATATGGTTGTGTATTTCAATTGTGACATGATACTGATTGATGGCATTGTCAGCTGGAAGATAAGTGTTAGCATAGGTTTCAACTAATTTTCGAGCTGCGTGTGGCTTTAATGCATAGCCACAACAGCCGGGCATGCTGGAATTCCTATATGGCATGGCTTTTGGTTCTCCAGTGGGGTCAGTAAGGTAATCCAAGTAACGATCACTTTTCTTGGGATGACCCAGCGCCACCACCAGCACATCTTGCCAGTCAACTGGTATGTAGGGCCTAGATATAACAATGTCGTCCTCCCAGATAATAATAGGTTCGTCAAGCTCTGCGCATTTTTGCCACAGTCTATAGTGACTCAAAAAACATCCTTTGATTCCGGGCGCTGAAATTTTGCCATGTTCCTGTACAGGATCATCACTTTTGGCAGCATCTGGGCCCTTGATCCCAAACGGATGCACTGTGCGTCCCGATTCAGCCATGATGCCAACTGCATCATTACCGTAGGTGCCTTCAAACAATTCGGCTGTCATGCCAAATTCTTCAAGGCGTTGCTTTAGGTTGGTGGCTGTGGCCAATGATGCTTCAATTTTTGAAAGACAAATGATATAACTTTTCATTGCCAGTATGCCTCTGTTCTTGGTACCAATAGATCCTTGGCCGGACTACGCCCTTTATCTTTGCGTTTGCCTTTGAGATGGTCTAGGTAAGCACCCCAGTCGCTGTTGATCAAGGGATGCCCTTCACCGGTTATCAAGCCCCGGCTCCAGTCAAGCTCATTTAGCACACACTGTTTTCTCACAGCATCAAACACAAACGAATCGTGCCATTCTTCCAGTTTGAATATTCCGTTCTCGGCATCATCATAACAGCGTTGAAACTTTTGTAAAAAGGTTTTTGTGTTGGTGTTGTTGAGATTCATGGCATACAGGCCACATTCTGAGTATTTGCCTTGACGTCCCAGATAACACAAGTCTCGGTCCGGGGGACACAAACGGTCTAGATCTGGCAACGTTACAGCACTGTGGCACACAGTATCCGCGTCCATCCATATCAACCAGTCAGTGCTGAAGGTGCGAGCACAATGAAAAATACTGTAAACCTTGTGCGCAAACCTCACAGCATTCCATTTGAATCCTTTGCCAGCGTCACGGCGGCGCGATCTCACAGGGTCGGTACTGACATCTCCATTGGCACGGGGCACATCTTTCCACACAGATTTGAATGTTGTGAGCGCATCCACAACAGTGATTTCATGTACTATGAGATTGTCAGCGGATTCTGCAACTGCACATCCTTCTGCATACACCACAAGGGCAACTTCAGCAGGCCAGTTTTTCAAAAAGGTTTGAATCATGCGTTGGCCATATTGTTTATAGCCGGATTCGTTAAACGTGGTACATACAGTGTATTTCATGAAAAATACTTATGATAGAAAACGTAGCCTATTTTCCTTTGCAGTGTGCCAAGAACTCTCAACCAGTGATGAGTGCGGTGCTGGGGTGTTTGCAGTCACGGGGTATTCAAACACAAGCAAATTCCTGGACCGCAGACGCAGCCATAATATGGAGTGTGCTTTGGAACGGTCGCATGGCCGCTAATCAGCAGGTGTACCAGCACTATCGTGCTCAAGGTCTCCCAGTGATTGTGATTGAAATAGGCACACTACATCGCGGCGTCACCTGGAAAGTGGCAGTAAACAACATCACAGCAGATGGCTACTATGGGCACCAGGATCATCTGGACTGGGATCGTCCCAGCAAACTGGGAATTAGCTTGTCCACACAGTCAGTTCTCCAGCCCAATATTGTGGTGGCATTGCAACACACCCGCAGTTTACAGCTACAGGGCATAGACATCAACAACTGGTTGATTGACGCTGTGCAACACATAAGAACCCACACTGATCGCCCCATTACCGTACGCCCGCATCCACGTTGTAAATTTGCACCGCCCAGTTTGCCCAAAGACGTTGTAATTGAAAGCCCCAAACTGCTGGTACAAACCTACGACAGTTTTGACCTGCATTATAACTGCCATGCTGTGGTGAATTTTAACTCAGGGCCTGGTGTACAAGCAGCCCTGGCCGGAGTGCGACCCTTGGTAGATGCCACGAGTTTGGCAGCACCAGTAGGCATTGATTTTGCTGAAATTGAACGCCCGTATCAAAAAGACCGGGAATCATGGCTGGTGCAAATTTGCCACACAGAATACACTGTGGAAGAACTGGCACAGGGCATTTGGTTAAATAGAATAGCCCCGGCACTGCATTAATTTGTGCTAAATAACAGCAAGGAACAACAACATGGCAACCTATAGAAATATCAAATTTTACGGTTTTGCATACGGCAGCGACCCAGTTACTGTTGATGTGCGAATCAACAACACTCAGGTGTACTTAAACACAGTGACTACCACTCCGGGAGATATTCCTTATGATCTTTTGGATACCTTGATTTGTGACCAGGTATTGTTTGAAGTAAATGGCACAACATTGTTTCCATTAACATTCAGCGGCAGCTACCCCCATTCTATTTCGGTCAGCGGCGGCAACGGAATTGTTATTTCAGCAGTGGAATCCAACTACATGGCCGCTTACATTCAGCCCGGCGGCGCAGTCGAACCTGGATCTCCCACCAGTTATCATAATCTCTATAACGGCACACCTGTGAACTCTGACAACAGTCCGGATGTTCGTAGCAGTGTGGCAATAGACGGTGTATTGCAGGTGCCCGTTGTTGGGCCCAGTTTAGGAGTCTGGACCTGGATAATTGAACCCGGTAGCAACCTAACCTGCAACTTGAATGTGGCCCTGGGCAACGTTGCCAATTAATCATACCTGCTGCAGGAGCCAGGTATATAATTGTTATGAATGCCTGGCTTGATCACTATCGTAGAATCTACTACCCCTTGTTGAACATTCAATTCACGCAGGTTCAAGGCGTGTTGGCCGATGGCATTTACAACAGAGCTGTGGGCTTTGATGTGATTTTTAGGCTGCTGTTGAGCCACAAACAACACAATTTCAGCATGGTAGAAACTGGTACTTTGAGAACGCCGGGCAACTGGATGGATGGGCAAAGTGCTAGATTGTTCACAGAATTTGTTGACCTATATCAGGGACAAGTTCGTAGTGTGGACATAGATCTCGTGGCTTGTCAATCTGCCCGAGACAGTATCACAAGTTCAAATTTTTCAGTTGATCACAGCGACAGTGTGGCTTGGTTATCGGCTCAAAAGGATTTGGACACAGTTGACTTGTTTTATCTCGACAGCTACGATGTAGACTGGAACGATGACACAGCATCGGCTCAGCACCATTTGGCAGAATTCAAAGTTATTGAACCATATCTACGCCCCGGTGTAGTGGTGGCAATAGATGACAATTCACGCTGGGTCAACAATGCTCGTCGAACCGGCAAGGGTCGAGCCATTGTGGAATACCTTGAGCTGACTCAAAACAAACTGCCCATCTACGACGAGTATCAAATTATTTTTCAGTTCTAATGGCAAAGAAATTGGTCAAGCACATTGACTGTGCGTGTGTGATTCACGGAAAAGCCTACGATTGGCGATACGTGGAACGACTGTACAACATGTTGAGCCGAAATCTTGAAGCAGAAGTTCGCATGCATGTGTACACCGAACATGATAGATCAGTGCCCCCGCACATGGTCAAACACATACTTGACGACTGGGGCATAAGTGGGCCCAAACGAGGTTGGTGGTACAAGATGCAGTTGTTTAACGCACAGCATTTTGATGGCGATTTGCTGTACTTTGACCTGGACGTGGTGATTGCCAATCACCTGGACTGGGTACTTGACCACCCCACTGACTACTTTTGGACCATACGTGATTTCAAGTACCTACAGCGTCGTGACTCAGTGTCAATAAACTCCAGCATGATGTGGTTCAATGTTGAAAAATTTTCATGGGTATGGCAACAGTTTGGTCAGCAAGATCTCAATACCGTTGTAAAAACTTACCCAGGTGACCAAGACTACTTGAATGCTGTGCTGAATGTGAATCAACGGAGATTTTTTGATGATGGGTTTTTTGAAAGTTTTCGTTGGCAGTGCCTGGACGGCGGGTTCGACTTTGCACGCCGTAAACACCGCCGCCCGGGCACAGGAGTCAAAATTGAACCTGGCACCAGTGTTGTGGTGTTCCACGGACGTCCCAAGCCAGTTGAAGTGCAGGATCCCGTGATACAAACACTCTGGCAATAAAACTAGTACTTTGGTGCTACTTGACCAAAAATTCCCATTTTGCTATAATAATGACTTAAACAGCAAGGAGCCTAGATGGGATATCGTGTTTTGAATACTGCGGACAACATGCGTCAAAAATACGGTGCTCGTGCAGGGCTTGAAGGCCCATTCAACTTCTCGGGTCGAGTGTTGTATTATGACAACAAACAGGGCGAGTACTACGATCCCACCACAGATTTCTATGTTTCCCGCGAGGAAATGGATGCAATCAATGCTGATTTCTACAAAATCCTCAAAAAGTAATACTTTTTAGTACTACTTTTTGGTTGACCAGAAATGCCCATTTTGCTATAATGTATTCATAGCGTAACAAAACAGGAGCCTGAAATGAACTTTGAACAAGCCATTGAAATTGTCCAAGAATACAAACAAGATTGGGCTCTGCCCGGACTGCTGGAAACCCTGCAACAGATGCAGGATTGCTATGACGATCTCAGCGGCCAGGAAGCCCGCGCCTATCGTGTGGTTTTTCGTGAAATGGGCCGACTGTTTGCCCCGGCCTAAGCGGTTGACCGATATTTCCCGATCTGCTATAATATGTTTTTAACGCACAAAAAGGAGCCAACTATGAGTGCAATTCGTGTTTTGCGTGGTGTGTATCGTAATCAGCCTGTACAAGATGTTTCGTTTACTCTTGTCAAAGGGTTTCAGACTGGTGCCAAAGGCGGGTTTGTTACGGTAAAAAACGAGGGACAGTTCCCCGGTTTTGCACCCACCATCCGTATTACCATTGACAACATTGCTGACATCGAGTATACTAACGGCATGACACAAGACAACACCGTACACTTTGAAAAACCCGCACCTGTTGCGGAGTCCGATGAGGATGCAATGACTCGTATTCGCGAGCGTTTTGAAATCCTTACTGAAATGACCAAGGCCACGGTCACAGGCGACATCCGCGCCATGATTGTGAGTGGCCCTCCTGGTGTGGGCAAATCGTTTGGCGTTGAAACTGAAATTGAAAAGGCTTGCCTTTTTGACAAGTTGGCAGGCAAGCGCCTCCGTGCAGAAGTTGTGAAAGGTTCAGCTACCCCTATTGGACTGTACCAAACCCTGTACAAGTATAGTGACTCCAATTGTGTGATTGTGTTTGACGACTGCGACTCGATCCTGCTGGATGACGTGGCACTTAACTTGCTGAAGGGTGCTCTTGACTCAGGCAAGAAGCGTACCATCAGCTGGTTGAGCGAGAGCTCTGCTCTGCGCCGTGAAGGCATTCCGGATCGTTTCGAGTTCAAAGGCTCGGTAATTTTTATTACCAACTTGAAGTTTGATCAGATGAAGTCGCAAAAACTTCGCGATCACTTGGATGCACTGCAATCGCGCTGTCACTATCTGGACCTGACCTTGGACACCATGCGTGACAAGCTCCTGCGTATCAAGCAGATTGCCAAGGACGGCGTGCTGTTCCAGGACTACGAGTTTGAAGAGGCTGTGCAAGACGACATTATCTCGTTTATGGACGACAACAAGAATCGTCTGCGTGAAGTGTCGCTCCGTATGGCGCTGAAAATTGCAGACCTGCGCAAGATGAGTGTGCTGAACTGGCGTCGTCTAGCCGAGACCACTTGCATGAAGAGCGCCTAAGGAGCAACAAATGGTCACTGGTTGGCTGTCAGCTCTGATTCTGATCCTTACAGGACATCTTGTATGGGCTCTGGCATTGACTCTAGCATTGTTGGCATACGAACACTGGTATAAACATTAAGTTCTCCTGGGCAACAACGGTTGGCTCCGGCCCAGGATTTTAACAGGTACCCCTAAAAAGGTACCTGTTTTTTTGACTTCTTGGCATAGTAACTATATACTAGTATCATGACAACACATATATTAGAAAAATCAGTTGACGTAATTGCACCAACCAATCTTTATAAATGGGCATCCACATGGGGCAAAGTTCAAAAAAACTACTACCGAGATCAAGTATATCTTCGTAGAGAAAAGCAGATAGAAGATTTTGTAAAACTCAACGAGTTTACTGATCTTTATATTGAGAAGGACACTGACATTTTAAAAAATTTTATGTCAGTGCCTTCTCCTGATCAAGCAGATTTAATTATTATTACAGATCAAAAATTCAGCAGATTGCCGTGTCCAGCCCTGATTCAGAAAATTGATCAGTTGCTGGAGCAATGCTCCAGCATGATTCTCTGTTTAAATAGACATTACATCAATATAGACAATACATATATCGATGGCTCATTGAGCGATCACTATCCATTGGCTATGACACAGTGGTTAAAAAAGCAACTGCCAGATACAAAAATATTGGATATGAGTCTTGACTACCTTGACCGCGGTGACTGGTTTACCTGGGTTGTGCCTGATCGTATCTATTACATAGAACGATAACATGTATGAAATTAGTTGAACAGATATATTTTGATGAACACAAAACTGACTTTCGCACCAATTATATCAAGTATCGTGCCGGACGTCTCAAACATCAATATTGGCTTTGGAACAGAAAGCGAAGCAACAAAGTCATTGATGAGTATGATGCTAAGATTCTAAAAAATTGTAAACCAGGTTCCATTGCTTTTTTTGCAAGTGCAGGATATTATCTCAAAGAGATCTGGCCGCAAATTGACTCTTTAGAAATCCACCCGATGGTCAAAACTTTTTGTCCCAATGCAATAATTGCGCCAACCAGACAAGATTTACCTAGTGTGGTGCCTTATAAATATGATAACTTTGCTGTAGTAAACAATCGCAGCGATCACTGGGTTGATGTAAACGGTCTAACGCAACATATCACAGCCTATACACAAGTTCTTAATCCAGGGGCCAGGCTGTTCTACAGTTTCCGAGACACTCAAATTCACTACAACAGACTAAAAGTCAATGCTGAAGAACACTTCAAGTCATGGGCACAAAGTCTTGAATCCATTGGATTAAATCTAGTATGGGCTGACGTGGTGTTCAAAGAAAAAATCAAAGACGGCGCTGGCAATTATGATGCATTTGAAAATCCCGACACAGTAAACGGCAATATAAAATTTTGGTTTTGCTACAAGGATCAACCATGGGAAATAAAATAATTGTTTGTTTTTGTGGTGGCACCGCTGGCGACATAGTGTCAACAATACTGGATCCACAAGAGTTAACATTGGAAAGACAACGTCTAAAAAAACCGCATCAATTTGTTAATGACGAAGAAAAAGATTTATTTTTAAGCACAATAGGATATCTTAGTGTTCCCAGCCACGATTTTGAATATCATTGCAAACAAGGACATGAAATTTTAGGAATAGTATGTCGCAGTATGACGGTAGCAATTTGGGCAGCAACTAGATTCAAAGCACTACACAGACCTCATGTATGGAAAGAAATGACTGCATTTTGTGGAGCAGACACCGTTGAAGCATACGCCCAAGTGATAATAGATTTTGGTAATATGATTGCATCTTACACAAGTAATGTGTTATACTTAGAAGATATTGTTAACGGCAATGCTGTTGAGCGTCTAACATATTTAGGATATCAAGTTCCTGGCAAATGCCAATATAAAAAATGGTTAACAGATAATGAAACAAGCAACAATTGTAATCAAGGACGAGGTTAACATCAAACTAGAAGGTCTAGATCTTGACGCTCGCAAAGCCTTGGTCAATGCCTTTAAATATGACGTACCCTATGCACGTTACTTGCCCGCAGTGAGATTGGGACGCTGGGATGGCAAAGTCAGCTACTTCCAATTGGGCGGTAGCACATACACAAACTTGCTGCCGGAGATCATTCCCATACTTGAAAAGTTTGATTATGATATTGAACTAGATGATCAGCGAGATTACTCTACCACATTTGAGTTTGAACAAGTGCGTGAGGACTCATTTGCACATGTTAAGTGGCCCAAAGGACATCCTGCCGCAGGCGAGTCCGTCATGATGCGGGACTACCAAGTTGAGATTGTGAACAACTTCTTGGCCAATCCGCAGTGCCTGCAAGAAGTGGCCACAGGTGCAGGTAAAACCATAATGACAGCGGCATTGAGCAATGCAGTTGCACCGTATGGGCGCTCAATTGTTATTGTGCCCAACAAGAGTCTTGTGACACAAACAGAAAAAGACTACATTAACATGCAACAGGATGTGGGTGTGTTTTTTGGCGATAGAAAAGAATGGGGTCGAACACATACCATTTGCACCTGGCAGAGTTTGAATGTGCTGTTGAAGAACACCAAATCGGGAGTTGGCGACTGCACCATTGATGAGTTCTTGGAAGGTGTGGTATGTGTTATTGTAGACGAAGTACACATGGCCAAGGCAGATGCACTGAAAACTCTGCTGACCGGGGTAATGGCTAGAGTGCCAATTCGCTGGGGATTGACAGGAACCATCCCCAAAGAGAAGTTTGAGAGTCAAGCATTGTTGGTGGGACTTGGCCCGGTTATTGGCCGTCTCAGCGCCAACGAACTGCAACAACAAGGGGTGTTGGCACAGTGTCATGTGAATATTGTACAGTTGGTGGATCATGTGGAGTACAAAGAATACCAAAGTGAACTTAAATACCTACTGGAGGAGTCAGGCCGACTGGACACCATGGCCGACCTCATACGCCGGGTAAACGAAACAGGCAACACTCTGGTGCTTGTGGACCGCGTGGCAGCCGGACATGCCTTGGTAGAGCGGCTGGGAGATCGAGCAGTTTTTGTATCTGGGGCAACCAAAGCAAAGGACAGACAAGATGAATACGACGAAGTCGCAGACTCAACAGACAAAATCATCGTTGCCACTTACGGTGTGGCAGCGGTTGGTATTAATATACCGAGAATTTTTAATCTCGTGCTCATTGAGCCTGGCAAGAGTTTTGTTAGAGTTATCCAAAGCATTGGTCGAGGTATCCGAAAAGCAGAGGATAAAGATCATGTACAAATATGGGACATCACCAGCACATGCAAGTTCGCCAAACGACACTTGACCAAACGCAAACAGTTTTACAAAGAAGCCAACTATCCTTTCTCGTCAGAAAAGTTGGAGTGGATGAAAATCGCTTGACTTTCCAAGATCAAAACTGTAAAATACAACAATGAGAATACTTACTCTTGACAATGTCTATTATGACCTAAATCAACTGCCGGAAGAAGTTGATGACATGCGTTTTGCTATCTTGGACAACAGCAATCCACTGGATCCCGACTATCATTTTATCCCACTGATTTTTCTAGAATCGTTCAATGCTCCAGCCTTGGTACTGCGCATAGGCACAGACACAATCAAAATGCCCATGGACTGGCAAATCTTGATTGGTGAACCTGACATTGGTGACCTTGAAGTACTGCCGCTGACCTCAATAAACGATCGCGGCTTCAAGGTATTTCAATTCAATCCACTCAGTAGTTACAGGCCCAGTTTCCCCAGTATTGAAATTTTAGATGTATATCACGAAGTAAACTGGTACGCACCCAAACTGAAAAACGGACAGATGTTGGCTGTGCCACTCAACGATGAACCAGAACCTGACTGTGTGTACTTTGTGAAAGATGTCAGTCGCAATTGCGAAATAGTAAACTACAACAAGGCTTGGTAATGGGCACTCTTATACCCGGTGCCACATATATCTATGAGCGAGCAGATGGTGTTGTGTATGCTCGAGAGTTGGGTGCCGACCCCAACACAAGACAGGTAATTGGCATGGATTATGATCCGCGCACAAACGATGTTGGCACCTTGCACGATCAACTTCGAGAAGATAAAATGTGGGGCGAGATTCGGCGTGCCGCACAAACCAATCCTACTTTGCAAGATGCGCTGAATCGTGCTATAATAATTTACCAATTGAGCAAAGCCAATGAGTGATAAACTAAACATTGCCAACGAGATGCGACAGTTTGACCGCAAGACGAGATCATTCTATGACGAGCTCACACCCGAAGAACGCAAAAAGTTTTCAAATTATTTGATGATACGTTGGGGATCATCTGTGGAAGGATCACGCGAACTACAAGAGTTTTATGTGATTGCCACCAACGAGCGACTGAACAAACATTTCTTTGACGTCAGCCGGCACCCCAAGCTACAGTGGCTCATGGCCACCAGTGTGAGTCCTGAAATGGGCACGCCAAGGCATCCGTGGATTGCGCCAAAGAAAAAAGAAGCCGGGCTCAGTGCCAAACGCAAGGCCTTGATGGCTATATATCCCCATCTCAAAGATGATGAGATCGATGTCATGGCACAAATAACAACTCAAAAAGAAATTGACGAATACAATCGAGCCGCAGGCAACGACAAGAAATGACATTCACGTGCGAGTTTTGCAAAAAAGAATTTGCTAGAGAAACAAGTATAGCAGTTCACATGTGTGAGCCCAAGCGCAGACGCTTGGCTCAAGATGAAGCAGGCGTGCGCATGGGTTTCCAAGCCTACATCCGGTTTTACGAAACCATGCAGGGCTCAGCCAAGAACAAAACACATGATGACTTTTGTGAAAGTTCGTACTACCGAGCATTTGTGAAATTTGGAAACTACTGTGTGAATACCAATGTGATTGCTCCGGCACGTTTCATGACCTGGCTGTTGAAGGCACAAAAGAAAATTGATCACTGGTGCAGTGACAAAGTTTACACAGAATACTTGATTGAATACCTGCGTGTGGAAGCAGTGGACGATGCCTTGGCACGTGCAATAGAACACAGCATGCGTTGGGCAGAAGAAACAAGTAACCCCGCACATGACTGGATGCGGTATGGCAACACCAATGCCTTGTGCTATGCTGTCACTGCTGGACGTATCTCACCTTGGATAATCTACAATTCAGAGTCGGGCCAAAAGTTTCTTTCAGAACTCACAACAGAACAAGTGGCCATGATATGGCCCTACATCGACTCGGATGCCTGGCAAAAGAAGTTCACTAATTATCCAGCGGATCAAGAGTATGTGAAAGATATATTGAACAAGGCAGGATGGTAATGAGCGCAGACATTGATTTAGACTTTGCCAACAGAGAAGACATACTGAAACTTATTCGGCATGTTCCTGCACGACAGAACAACGGAAGAAAGCACAACTCTGGGGTGTATGTCACAGACATTCCCCTAGATCCCATAAATGGTTGCGCAGCCATAGACTATGAATCAGCAGAACAGCGTGGCTACTTCAAACTGGATTTTTTGAACATGAGTGTGTATCAGTTGATTCGAGACCAACAGCACTATGAATCAATGCTGAACACAACCCCTCCATGGTCAAGACTGTGGACCGACGGACCTTGGGCCTCTCAACTGGTACACGTGGGCAATTACACAGATTTGCTCAAACAAATGAAACCGGATTCGATACCCAGGATGGCTGCTTTTATCTCGATAATTCGCCCGGGCAAAGCACACTTACAAATGAAGCCCTGGGCAGAAGTGTTTGCGTCAGTGTGGGACGGGGACGATTCGCAAGGCTATACATTCAAGAAGTCGCATGCCGTCAGTTATGCGGCCCTGGTAGCACTGCACATGAATCTCACAAACTGATTCAGTCCATCCGCCTTACCAAAGTGATACTCTTTCTTTTGGATTTTTTGCGTACTATGTCCAGCAGACTGCAAGCTGGCCCGTGCAAGATTTCTAGATCCTTGTTGACAAACGTTCGCAGGGTGTAGCGGAACTGTTCCCAGTCCTTGCGTAAAAAAATGTTGATGGGGATTGAGCGATTGCTCTCCCACCACCATGTGCTGGCCAGTTCTAGGAACAACACTTTGGAATCCTGATCTGCTATGGTGCCAAAATCGTAGATTGTGGTCACGATGTCGTCTCTGTTTTGCACAATGCCCACGTATTCCGTGTTGGCATACACACATAAGGTGATAAAGGGATATTTTTCTGTCAGTTTTTCAAATATATTGTTACCCATGCCGCATCTATTTTAATTCTTACTAAATATAGGTGTAGTTCGCGATACTGGAAATATCCAACTACTCTATGATTGAAAGGAATCACAGCATGACTACTTATACCAGAAACAGTCCGCCGGTTGGATACTATGTATACGCTTACCTGAGAGAAGATGCTACGCCTTACTACATTGGAAAGGGCACAGGGTTACGTGCATGGTTCAAAAGAAAAGATGAAATCAAACCTCCAGTTGATAAGTCAAAAATAATCATAGTTGAACAAAATCTTACTGAGTTAGGGGCGTTAGCCATTGAGAGGAGATTGATATTTTGGTACGGTCGTAAGGATTTAGGTACAGGTATTCTAAGAAACAAAACCGATGGGGGAGATGGTGCTAGTGGAGTAAAATGGACTAACGCTTCTAAACAAGCGGTCAGGGGCAGGAAAATGTCTGAGTCCCAAAAACAAAAAATTAGCAATACACTCAAAAATAATCCACGTACCAATTATGTACCCGCGCCAATATCTGAAGACACCAGAATCAAGCAAAGAAATGCAAAACTTGGGCAAACAAAGTCTGTATTGCATAAAGGAAAAATTAGTCAATCAATGACGGGTAGATCCCTGTCAGAGTCGCACCGCAACGCACTTAAAATAGCCTGGCAACGACGCAAAGCAGCCGCTAAATAATAGATGTATTCAACTACAGTATATCTATACCAACAAATTGTCCGGGTGCTTTTGATAGACACCAGTGGCGGTTATTTTACAGCGAGGTACGACCCAGTGTACGCAAAACAACTAACTATCAACAAGGGAGTAGACAATGTCATACTCTTTGAATTTATCAACCAAGACCAAAAACCTGTGAATATTGCAGGTTCCAGCTTTGTGTTCCGCGTGGTTAACCAAACCGGCGATGAACTCTTGATCACCAAGCCCATGGAGATCTTGAGTAGTGCCCTGGGCAGAGTAAAAGTTGTGCTGAACAATGAAGACACCATCAATATCCAAGCACAGCCTGCCAGCTACAGCATACAACGCACTGCAGGTAACTATATTCAAGCAGCATATACAGATGCCAACAGCCAAGCCAGAGCAGATTGCAACATCGTGGATTCAGTGTTGCCGCAACATGTACCAGCACAAGAAGTAACTGTGCCCGATCTGTATGGCAAACAAAACTATCTTGCCACTGCCCCTACTCAATGGCCAGACTGGGCATTAACTCCCCAGCCTATCAATGCCATTCAGATGACTGAATTCTATTCCAGCTACATGCCCACCAACGGTGCAAGTTTGACCACAGTCAAGTATGATCTTGTGACCTATACAGGCACCATAAAAGTGCAGGCTGCACAAAACTATGAGTCGGTTTGGTACGATGTAACCGAGTCAAGACAGTACCTGAGTGAAACTGTGAGTGATTATTTCAATGTAGTGGGATTCCATCCTTTGTTGCGCCTGGCATTCAATAACTCTATTGGTTATGGTGCCCAGGCCAATGTTGTGGTTTCCAACGGAGTAGTAACTTCCATCAACATTACCAATGCTGGATTGCAGTATGTTGCACCACCGCTGATCCAAATTTTGGGAAATGGTGCAGGGGCCAGGGCCACATGTACAATTGATCCCAACGGTGGTGTGGCATCGGTAACTGTTACCGATGGCGGTTCGGGATATTTGCCAATTCAATTTCAAAGCAACGTATCGGCTACAGCAGTGTTTACCAATGGCCTGGTCGAAAACGTTCAATATCGTTGATTTAGTGTGACTGATCTGTTACACTAACAAGATGCTTGACATCCTTGCTTATCTGCCTGCGAAAAGAAAACCCAGCCCCCAAGGTTGGTTGAGTTTCAACGCAGTCTGCTGTCAGCACAATGGACAGAGTCCAGACCGACGTGGTCGTGGTGGTATCAAGGCAACAGAATCGGGTTGGAGTTATCACTGCTTCAACTGCTCTTACACTGCCAGTTTTATCCTGGGTCGAACACTCGGCTTCAAGGCACGTAGACTTCTTGGGTGGATGGGAGTGCCAGACAATGAGATTGAAATGCTCAATCTCGAAAGCCTGCGGCATCGTAACATACACGGTATACTGGAAGATCGACAACGTGTTGCAAACATAGTTTCAGGAATTGAGTTTGCAGAGTCGGATGACTTTCCGCCATATACCGAAGTGGTCACACCTGAATTTCCTTTGTATTGGAATTATATTCGTCAGCGTCGAGTGCCCGAAGACTTTCCTGTGATGACATCGATCAAAACTGATGGTGCAAATTGGACTAGACCCTATGTGTTAATTCCGTTTACATATGACAATCAAGTAATAGGCTGGACTGCTAGATTTTTAGATAACAAGATTCCCAAGTACATCAATCACAGTCAACCTGGCTATGTGTTTGGCACAGACTTGCAACAGCCCGCCTGGCGGTATGTGATTGTTACAGAAGGCATTTTTGATGCACTCAGCATTGGTGGACTTGCACTAATGCACAACACCATCAGCGATGGCCAAGCAAAACTAATTCGCAGTCTGGGTCGAGAAGTTATTGTTGTGCCTGATCAGGACATGCCCGGTACTGAATTGATTGATCGTGCAGTTGAACTAGGATACAGTGTGAGCATTCCGGCTTGGCCTGATCATGTCAAGGACGTGAACGATGCTGTGATTGAATACGGTCGTCTTGGAACCTTGCTAACTATAATGGCAGCACGGGAAACCAGCAGAATTAAAATTGAAATAAGGAAAAAGCAACTTGTTAAAAGAATACGGACTTGATGTCCAACGACTGTTCCTAGAAATGATGTTGGAGGACGCACAGAGCTATGTGCGTGTTCAAAACATCTACAACCCGCAGAACTTTGATAGAAGTTTGAGACCAGCTGCTGAGTTTGTTAAAGAACACAGCGACAAATTCAAGACCATGCCAGATCGCGCACAGATTGCGGCCGCCACAGGCATCAAACTACAGTCTGTTCCAGACTTGAACGAGGGTCACTTTGATTGGTTCATGACCGAGTTTGAAGCATTTACCAAACGTCAAGAACTAGAACGTGCAATTTTGAAATCTGCAGACTTGCTGGAGAAAGGCGACTTTGAACCAGTTGAAAAACTCATCAAAGATGCAGTACAGATTTCACTCACCAAGGACATGGGTACAGATTACTTTGCTGACCCCGCAAGTCGCATTAACAAGTACTTCAACTCAGGTGGACAAGTAAGCACAGGCTGGCCGCAACTGGACAGATTATTGTATGGCGGATTCAGTCGTGGTGAGTTGAACATCTTTGCAGGTGGATCAGGATCAGGCAAATCGCTGGTGATGATGAACATTGCCTTGAACTGGTTGCAACAAGGACTCAGTGGTGTTTACATCACACTGGAACTCAGTGAAGAACTCACAAGTTTGCGTACTGATGCTATGTTGACCAACATGAGCACCAAAGACATTCGCCGGGATATTGACACAACAGAACTCAAGGTCAAACTTGTGGCCAAAAAGTCCGGACAGTATCGTGTGAAAGCACTGCCGGCACAAAGCAACATCAATGATATTCGTAGTTACATCAAAGAAGTACAGATTCAAACAGGAATCCGTGTGGACTTTATCATGGTGGACTATCTGGACTTGTTGATGCCTGTGAGTGCAAAAGTCAGTCCCAACGACTTGTTTGTGAAAGACAAGTATGTTTCAGAAGAACTCCGCAACTTGGCCAAAGAGCTAGGGTTGCTGATGGTAACTGCAAGTCAGTTAAACAGATCTGCTGTGGAAGAGATTGAATTTGATCATAGCCACATTTCGGGTGGTATCTCTAAAATTAACACAGCAGATAACGTGTTTGGTATTTTTACAAGTCGTGCCATGAAAGAACGTGGCAAATATCAAATACAATGTATGAAGAGTCGTAGTTCTACGGGTGTAGGTCAAAAGATTGATTTGGAATACAATATTGAAACCATGCGTATTACTGATGAAGGCGGAGACGAAGGAACTGGGTACAACAAACCACAAAGTTCAATCATGGATTCAATCAAAGCACGGAGTCAAGTAAAATCTGCAGAAGGTGAATCTACTGGCAACGTATCTACTAAATGGGAAAAGCCAACCGGAACACATGCTTGGGATTACCAACAAGGGGGTAAAGAATTAAAACCCGAAGTTGCAGAAAAAATCTCAGCAGATGTACAAAGTGCCAAACTAAAACAACTGCTAGGTCAGATCAAACAATCATGAGTGACGCATATTGTTCTATGATTCATAGCGGCCTTGAATTACATTTCAAAGGACCCAAAGCAACTGCTCAACATTGCTGTTTGCGTGATACTAGATTTCCAATAGATATCAAGACTGATTTTTGGGAAGATTCTAGATTTATTCCCTTACGCGAAAAAAACAAACAAAATGTATGGGCACCTGGGTGCGAAAATTGTCAAAGTTTAGAAGACACTGGGCAAACTAGTTATCGTACGGGGATGAATTCTGGTCTTGCTGGGAATATTTTAGATTCTTCTGGACCAAAAAGTATTCATCTTATGTTTGACATAAGTTGTAATCTTGCTTGCAGATCTTGTGGCACTTGGTTAAGTACTTTTTGGCAAAAGCATCTTAAAGAACACGGGGAATGGAATCGACCAATTGGAGTACCACAACAACACGATAATGTGATCACAGCTTTGGAAAAGTTAGATCTTTCTAATCTACAAATGCTGGTATTTGCAGGTGGTGAAACATTGTTGGGACAATCTCACTGGGAAGTAACCAAGTGGTTGGCTGACAATGTGCCTAATGCTAAAGAACAACTGACATTGTGCTTCCAGACCAACGGTACACAGCCTATACACCTGCGTAACTATGAGTTGATTAATCGATTTCGTTTAGTAAAACTGCATGTGAGCTTAGACGGAATAAAACAAAAATTTGAATATCTGCGTTGGCCTGCCACCTGGGAACAAGTTGTGTATAACATAATGCATATCCGCAAAACTGCACCGAGCAACGTGATGTTTCATATTGAAGAAACAGCGAGCATTTTTAATCTTTTTTATTTGAGTGAGTTAGAAGACTGGGTGTCAAAACACTTTACTACCAACAGAGAAGGCGACATAGTTAATCATACCAAACACGTAGCTCGGGGAATATTTAATTTAGGTAACTGCACACAAGAGTATGTTGATGCAATGCAAACTAGCAACTACAAAAGTTTAGTACCTGACAACTGGAAAGAAAATCCAGCCAGTGTTTCTAGCATGATAAAAGAAATTGAGAAATTTGACGACTTTAGGAATCAGTCATTTCAGCACACCTTCCCCGAAGTGGCTGAATTTTATGCTAGGTATCTTTAACTGGTAGCACCCTTGATCAACACATAACGCAACACAATGGCTTCGCTGAGTGACCCACCGGTTGCATTACGAACATAAACTGTAGCAGATCCAGACCCACAAGCGGCAGTAAATGTGTAAGAACCAACGGTGCCGCCACTCACATGATTGATTACCAACACGTCAGTTGATGAGATCGTACTGTTTGTAAAAGTAAAACTCACAATAGTAGCAGCATTTAATGCCGCATTGCTCATGGTAATTTGGCCACTGGGTTTGTCTAATGTAACACCTGTGGCTTTGTTAGTGGCCTGTGTCACAGTACCACCACCTCCTGCAATATATCCGAATGGGTTGGTGTAAGCTGTAAGTGGTCTATTTAAATCGTATATGGTAATGGTGTTGCCTGAATCCACGGTGCTAAAAGCAAATCTAAAGGTTCCAGTGGTGCCAAATGTCAGCACACTACTGCTCAAACCCTGCACACCAGCAGTACCCAGGCTCACTGCCCCGGGAAAAGTCACAGTGTAAGCAGTGTTGGTAACAACAAAGTCAATGTACATTATACCAGAAGAACCTGTGGTGGGCCAGCCGGTAAAGCTCAAACTTACGTTGGCTGTGGGTGCAATCAGTTGATACT